TGATGCCAATCGGGCCGTTAGACGTGCCACCAAACGACAATACGCCGGAAACTGACTCATCAATCGTGAGCGTGATCGGCGCTACTGTGTCGACATCAATACGTTTGGTTGCAATCGCACTGACGTTACCTGCCGCATCAGTCTGCTGCACAGTTATCGTCTCATCACCCTGGCCCATTGCCGCAATGTCGGCTGCCGTAAGCTGATAGGACCATGTGGTACCAACGACCGTCGCTGCTTTTGTAACGCCGCCAAAAGACACCGTCACGGTGGCACCAAGCTCGTTCGCGCCACTCAACGTCGATGTCTCTTCACCGATGTTAATGACGTCATTGCCTGCTACCGTGCTGATCGTGGGAGCAGCAACAACGGTATCCAGCGTCACTGTGAAAGCTTGTGACGACGCACCAACATTCCCGGCCGAATCTGTGAGGAAGGCCGTAAATACTTTGGTGCCATCTGCACCGAGCGTGTCCGCAGTCACCAAGAAGTTAACATAGCCATCAGAAAGCTGCGAGGCACCCAAAGACGCCGTCAGGAAGACACTGGAATCAAGTTGGAGCGTGACAACGTCGCCTTTGGCTGCATTTTCCGGCAATTCCACACGCACAAACGCGCCACCAGCATCGGTGGCGTTCATAACGCCATCAGAGAGGGTAGACACTCCAACCACCGTTGGCGCGTCAGGGTCGGTCAGATCCAGGGTGTAGCGTACCTCATTGGATTTGATCGTCGCGTCGCCTCTCACAAATTCTGCGGTGACAAGGTGCTTGCCCTCTGTGATCGCGGAAAGTGTCACACTGTAGCTGTCCAGCTGCTCAGTACCGTCAAGCGTGTCCTCATAGACCTCAACTCCATCGACAAAGAGGCGAATAATGTCGCCATCCTCAACGCTCGAAGTCCCGTCGGTATTCGGCAGTTCAATAGATATTGTTGGAGTGGAATCGTTGCTGATACTTGCTGAGACCGAAAGTGTGGCGCCAACCTTGAGCACTTGGTTGCTACTGGTCGTCACTGGCACAGAGACACCTGCGGCAGACGAGATGCTGGCAGCAAAACCAGATGTTAGTGCAGCGTCAATACCAACCGTATCGGTTGCAGTCGAAGCAACGCTCACGGAGAGCTGCGGCACCGATCCGGCGGTCACAACACTACTAATAATACTTTGCAGCGTGGCGACATCTTCTGCAGAGGTCACTTTGACGTCCAGGCGGCCTTCACCTTGCGTTTCCACCGTGCCGCTGATCCGCTGAAGCTGGGACACCGAAAGGGTAAGGCCCGAGTTCACGACAACATTGCCGACATTCGTGAAATCGGCGGCGTTTGTCAAAATGTCGACCGTACCGTCGTCGATAACCAGAGTGCCGCCGCCAAGGTCAATGGAACTGCCCGCGCTCAGCACAAGCGTATCAAGATCGTCAGCAAGGTCGAACGTCAGGGTGCCGCCCTCAAGGTCAACCTTGACCAATGCTGCAATGCTGTCTGCGTTTACCGTTTCAGACGGGATCACGACGCGGACGTCACCCTCTCCTACGATCGCAGCAGTGCCACTCACTGCGGTCATCTGGTTTACCGTCAATTCAAGAAGAGCGCCGGCTTCAACAGAAAAAGTCGCAGCTGAGAGATCGGCACCTTCCTGGAACGCCGCCTTATCGGTCGTTACACCGTCAACACCAACGACGGTGATCGCCGCAGAGCCGAACTTCGCGGAATCCAAGAAGGTGACACCCCCGGTTGTGTCAATCGTGGCCGTCACAGAAGTCGTTGAAAGGAGGCTGAGATTGACATCAAGATCCGCCTCGACTGCCGTGACCACAACAGTGCCTGTTCCAGTCACGGTCTCGCCGCTGATATCGGCGGCATCTGCCGTCAATGTGATCGAGTTCACAACGAGTTCATCGACATCCACCTGCGCGACTGTCGCCGCCGAGCCTGTCGCTGGCGTCAAGACATAATTGCCATCGGCAGCAGACAAGCTCACAGCACCATTGTCGGAGTCGACCAGCCATTTCCCTGAATCAGCAGAAGTCTCAGCGACTTCAAAAAGGTTAACCGGCACCGAAAGGTTAACCGGCACCGAAGAATCGCTTCCGCCACAGGCCGCGAGCGGAAGAAGCAGGACCGGAAGGAGCCCATTCTTATTCTTCTTCACCGCTTTCCTGACCCATTGCGCGACCAATTTCGCACGAGCATCAGGCGACTCCGGAAGCTCTACAACTTCAACAGCATCGCCGGCGGTAGCTACAAAACTTGCGAGCTCAGCATCATCAACCGCCACCCGGATGAGTGTAGCATCTTGTCCCAGGTAGCTGGCGTTTTGAACGCCGATGGGTAGCGCCTGTGCCGCGTTGGAGTGAACGATGTAAGCTTTGGAAGCCGAGGTCTGCACAAGTGCGTCGATCGCTACGATGACCTGACCCACGTTGGCTGCAGTGTTGTTGAAATCTTTCATGTCCATCTTCCTTATTCTAAATCTGGGAACCGACGGCGGTGCCGCAGCAGTTTGTTTCGGGGCCGCACGCGACTGAAGAGCGCGCAGCAACATTTATAAGAGTGTGAGATACGAGACCGCGTGGGGTTCTCGGCTGTGTGGGCATTCTTGATGTGACGCCGTCGCGCGGCTGCGACGCTGTCGAATATCGATTTTGTTGTTTGTCTGCTTTGGCTCTCGACGCATCAGCATCCATGGCTGCCGTGGGGACATCTGATGCAACGCAAGATGCGGAGTGCACCAAATGGGCCTCCGCTGAACATAATTTTGACAGTGGCAGTGACGCCCTTCGCAATCGCGACCGACTTGCACTGATCTCAGGCCTGCCTGCAAGATTTAGTGAAAGTGATGATCGACGAGAAAGCGCGTTGGCTGCCAACAAAACACCGCGAGGTGACACTGCTTGGGCGTTTTCGATGCCACAAAACGGCTCAAAGCCAGTCAAATCACCCTTTCTGCCATTTAACATGACAGTGACGGTCGGTTTGATCTGGCTCATTTCTTGTTTTATTACAGTCGCTTGTCGCATCTCGCTCCAATAGTTCATCGTCACTTTCAGTTACACTGGCGGACGGAATCAGGAAGATATGTTGTAAAAACAGGAGGTTACGGGCAAAAAATGCCCTACTTTGACCTACCACCTACCAAAAGCACACCAAGAAAAGACGCTTAATGTGTCGCTCTGGAATTTATTTGCGTCTATTCAAACGGTTGCGCGCGCGGGCGCGTGGTAGGACGTTGGTACGTCACCGAAAAATCCTACCAAAAACCTACTCTGAGGCCCGTTTTCGGGCGGTTTCAGGACAGTTCTAGTCGGCTTTGGGCCGCGTTGCGCCACCATTCCGGACGGATCGGTCTCTTCGCAAGACCACCGCGACAACCGGGGCCGCTGACCAGCTGGTAGGATCCTACCAGCCTCAGATTTGGTAGGATCCTACCACGAACGCCTGCGCGGGATTGCGCTGCATGCCACCCCTGACTGACGAAGCTGGCCGCTAAACGGCCCGCCGTTGGTAGGATCCTACCAAGGCGGTCTGACCCGTGGCACAGCTGTCAGTCTGCGTCGCTGGATGGCCTGACCAAGACGCCAACACCCTGCTGGCCGTCATTGATGAACTCGATACCGGCCGCGTTCAGCGCCGCGATCACCTTGTTGAGGGTTGAGCTGCGGCTGTCCGCTTGCGCGCCCTCGAGACGCAGTAATGCTGATATCGAAACCCCAGAGGCTTCGATCAGGTCTGCCCGGCTCCACCCCAGCAATCCGCGTGCTGCGCGAATCTGACGACCTTCAATCATGAAAACCTCACTTTCATTTCCTATTCGACACTTTTTATGTCGCTTTGGCGGCATATTACGTTATGGTGTCTTACAACTCAACAGGAGACGAGTCATGCCCAGCCAAGCCCTCACATCTGAGTTTCTGGAAACCCTGCCTAGCCTGACCCCCAAAGCGCGCGGTACCTATTATTTCGACACAGAGATCACAGGCTTTGCCGTTGAGCATCGCGCCAATGGCCGGGCCACCTACTATTATCGATATCGCGATGCCGGAAAGCGCGTCCGCCTGGCGCGGATCGGCGCTGTCGATGAAATCTCGCTGATTGAAGCCCGGGTGTTGGCGTCGCGCATGAAGAAAATGGTGGCTGAAGGCGGTGACCCCAAGCTCGAGGCCGACCGGTTCAAGGACATCCCGACGTTCGCCGAATTCGCCGCCGAACATTACATGCCGCATGTCAAAACCCGAAAGCGCAGCTGGATTTCGGATGACAGCCTGCTGCGCAATCATATCCTGCCTGTTCTTGGCAAACATAGGCTCAGCCGGATACGCCGCTCGGACGTTATAGCATTGCACAACGGCATGAAACAATCGGGCTACGCCGCGGCGACAGCCAATCGCACCTTGGTCTTGATCAGATTCATGTTCAACTGCGCGATGCGATGGGAGGTGATGCCCATGGTACCAAACCCCGCTGGCGGCATCGAGCCCTTCCCTGACAACGGTGCGCGGGAGCGTTATCTCACTCAGGAAGAAGCGCAACGGCTCATGGCCGAGCTGGAGACCAACCCCAACCAGCAGGCTTGCAACATCATCAAGCTCTTGCTGTTTACCGGCGCGCGTAAGACCGAGATCATGCATGCCCGCTGGGAGTTCGTTGATTTCGAGCGTCGCTTGCTGACCGTGCCACTGTCAAAATCGGGCAAGGCGCGCCACATCGCGCTCTCAGACGCCGCCCTTGCGGTTCTGCGGTCCCTGCCCCGCGAGCCTGAGATCCCTTGGCTGTTCTGGAACCCGAACACGGGGCGGCCGCAGGACTCGATTCATCACGGCTGGGACACGATCCGGCAGCGGGCCGGCATTCCCGACGTACGGCTACACGACCTGCGCCATTCCTTCGCGAGCTTCCTGGTCAACTCGGGGCGGTCGCTCTACGAGGTGCAAAAGCTGCTTGGCCACTCCAACGCCAAGACCACCCAGCGCTACGCCCACCTCGCGCCCGGCGCCCTTATCGAGGCGGCCAACATCGTCGGCGATCTGGTGCAGGCCAAGCCGAGTGTGGCGGCGGAGTGAGACGCATAAAAACGGCAAGGACCTCGACGCCCCACGAGGCCTTAGGTCAAAGCGATGACGTATTGCAAATTGCGCTACACTCACATATATTAGTCAAAGTCAAAGGAGGCTTCACCATGACTGCCATGACCGATCGAAAAGATTTCCCTATGTCGATGCGCCTTCCAGAAAGCGACGTCGCCATCATCGATCGAGCAGCTCGACTACGCGGTCGCTCTCGAACGGACTTCGTGCGTGACGCGGCTGTCCGAGCGGCAGAGGACGTCCTGATGGATTCAGGCCTTGTGCGCATGAGCGCGGAGAGCTTTGAGGCATTTGTATCGGTGCTTGCGGCGCCCGCCGCGCCGGTTCCAGAGTTGGTCGAGCTCGTTCGCCGCCCTGCCCCCTGGGAGATGCCCACAAAAGACGTGCGATAGTCTGTGCCGCTCTCTTTTCCGGAACCTATCAGCGCAGCTCATGATGTTTCGAGTTTTTCTTGCGGGAAGCCACCGCTCGATAACTGGCTAAAAACCCGCGCTCTTTCCAATCATCAGAAAGGCTTTTCGGCGGTAATCGTGGTGCATGAAGACAATCGGGTCGTGGGTTATTATGGCCTTGCGCCAACGGCGGTGGTGCCAAACACAGTGCCGCGGGCGATCCGGACTGGTCAGCCGCCTAATCCCGTGCCCTGCTTACTTCTTGGACAAGTTGCGACTGATCTGGATTGGAAAGGTAAAGGCATCGGTTCAGGGCTCATCAAGCACGCCTTGGAGCGCAGCGTACAAGCTGCATCGTTGATCGGCGGGCGTGCACTCATCGTGAATGCCATCGACAGTGAAGCCGCCGACTTCTGGCGACGGCGCGGATTTATGCCGTCGCGCGATGATCACTTCACACTTTTCAGGTCAATTGATGCTATTGCCGCCTCGCTCCGCGCGGGAAATGAATGAAACCCAAAAGCACCATCACCAATTAATCGGGCAGATCATTCGGTTCCCCATAGGCTGGACAAAGGTACCGCCCAGATCTTGTCCCCCAACGGCAAAACTTCTTGCCCATCGTAAAACAAAACACCGAGTTTGAATTTCTTACCTGCGACAGCCGCCATCTTTTTCAGGCCGCGGAGATCATTCGACTTCACAGTGGCAGCAGCCTTAACCTCAACACAAACCAAGTTGCCGATGGGATCTTCTATGACAACATCAACTTCGATCTTATCCGCATCGCGATAATACAGCAGCTGATACTCACTGTCCGACGTGGCTGAATGCTTCATCAATTCAGTATAAACAAAAGTTTCGAGAAGCGCGCCGAACCGCGTCCGATCCTGCTTAACTTCATCCACAGTTATCTCAAGCAGCGCCGCCAATAATCCTGAATCAACAAATTGCAATTTTGGCGTTTTCACAATCCGTGAAAGCTTATTCGTCGACCAAACATCGACGCGCTTGAGCAAATACATCTGCTCAAAAACGGAGAGGTACTTGGCGGCTGTCTTCCCGTCTAACTGTACCTGCCCGCCCAGCTTAGTGAAATTGCACATTTGACCTGCGGTTTGAGCCAACGCACGCAAGAACCGTGGCAAATGATCTAGTTTCTCCAAGCCTGAGATATCTCTAACATCTCGCTGAATGATAGCATCAAGGTATTGACGGGCCCATGCGGTGCGCCGACGGACCGATTTTCGAGAGATCGCTTCCGGATAACCTCCGAGCAACACACGCTCAATCAGATCATCCCCCACGGCTACCTGACGCGCCTGCAAAAGCTTGCCTTGGAAAGCATTATCAATCCAATTCGCGTTGACGCCCTCAATCTCGCTTTGTGAAAGAGGCAGTAAGGATAGGGTTTCCATGCGCCCCGCCAAAGAGTCTGCAACGGTTGGCAAGGTCATCAAATTTGCCGAGCCTGTCAGCAAAAAACGGCCTGGCCGCCGATCCTCATCGACTGTCTTCTTGATTGCGAGCAACAAGCTCGGCGCACGTTGGATTTCGTCAATAACGGCACGATCAATATCCCGCACCATGCCGACCGGGTCCTCACGCGCAGACATTAGCACCAAGTCATCATCAAGGGTGAGGTAACGCAATCCTTTCTCGGCTGCCACTTGGCGCACCAGAGTAGTCTTGCCTGCCTGACGGGGACCTGCCAGCAAGACCACAGGCGTATCCTGCATCGCCTCTTGGAGACGCGGTTCGATGGCACGAGGATAAAGTGAGGCAACATTCATAAAGGTTCTATGAGCGGAAATATCGGATCATGTCAACGTAAATACCGGAATGTATTCTCAGACAAGTCGGAAAATTTGCTCGAAGAATTTAACTTTCTGGCACAACACACGCCCTCACCTGCGCCCTGAGCACGGCATAGTCCGCCAACCAGTCGACGATCCGCGCATTCTCTGGCACCGCGGCGATCTCATCCGCCGCCTGCGCTTGTTCGACCCTGCTGTAGTCCACCACCGGCGGGCAGACTGACGCGGGTCTGTTAGAATCCACCCTCGCGCAGGCATTCAAGAAGATCGTCGCGGCTGCGAGGGCGCCGGGCGGCAGCCTCCAGCATCTTGCGTTGAATGGCATTGGTACGCTCCAGGTGATCAAGCCGCTCGGCAGCGCGACCAGCGCGCTCGCCTACACGGCGAAGATTGAGAATGAACAGGGTGATTGTAAGCGTGACGAGGGCGAAACTCGCCACCCGCCGCGCCCATGACCGGGCAAAAACCCCAACCAGCAGAGAGCCCCACATCAGCGGGGCCCCTTTTTCCAGTCATCAAGCCGTGCCCAGACGGCGACGGTGATGCCGCCCAGTGCCAGCGCGATGAATAGCCAGCGTAGGGTGTCCAGATAAGGCACCAGCGGCAGGATGGCCCCCTGCGCTTCAGCCAGCACCTCCTGCGCGACCTCAACCCCAGCCGCGCCAATCGTTGCGACGCCCGCGGCCCCGGTCCCGCGCAGCGTCCGGCTTTGCGCCAGCGCCTCACGCGCCGGCGGCATCTCTGTGGCGAAGGGCACCGCACGGATCGGAAAATTGTCGCCCCAGCTGCGCGCAGGTCCCAGATCGATATGCATGAAGCCCGAACGCGGGTAATGGCCAAACCCGAGGAACCCCACCTCCCGCGCGGCTGCCTCGAAAGCCACCGGGTCATGGTTCGCCATCGCGATATCAAACGCGGTGCCGTTCATATGCTTCGAGGCTTTCGCACCGCCCACTGCGCGATTGTGCTCGGGGCTGCGATAGGCCGAGCGCACAATCAGCGGCTTGCCGAGCCGGTCGCGCAGGGCCTGCAGCTTGTCCAGGGCCTCTGGGTGCAGCTTCAGCTGGCCGGTGCCGCGGCAGGCGATTTCGGCAGGGCTAAAATTCATCCAGCGCCAGAGGTTTTTGGGCACGTCGCGAAAATGCCGGAAGGTGCGGATGGGATCAGACATGGGGCGGTCCTTTTCAAACGACAAAACCCGCCGCTGAGGCGACGGGCATGGTGGGTAGGTTGTGGGTAGAGGGCGTGATGTGCCGTGCGGCTCAGCCCTTGGCGCGCCGCGCAACGGCGGGTCTCGCCGCCCGCGGGGCCAACGGCTGTGCCAGGGCAAAATCTGCCAGCCGCTGGTCGAGCCGCAGGATGGCCGCGCAGATCGCGCAGGGCTTCTTTCAGCTCGGCGCGGTCCTCGTCGCGCTGGTCCTTGCGCTCAGCTGCCCGCGCCGAAGACTTTCAGCTTGAGGGCGATCCCTGCGAGCAGGGCGAGGATCACGCCCGTGGTGATGATATGCACCGTGGTCTGCACGGCGGTGCGGCGCACGAAGCGGATTGAGGCCAGCAGGCTACGCAGATCGCGGATGTCGAGTGCTGCCTCACTGCCGTCGAGCCCGACATCGGCGAGCGCGCGCTTGGCGCCTTCTTCGGCCGCGCGGGCCAGCAGTTCCTCGAACTCGGCATCTGGCATGCGGACATGGCCCTGCCCGGAGCGGCGCGGGCTCATGCCGAAACGATCCCGACTTCCATGGGCAGGCTCAGATCGGTCCAGGGGCTGGCATCGGCCGGGTTCACCGCCCAGCTCGAATAGACCTGTTGTGGTGCGATAACCGGCACGGTCACGGCGGGCGCGTCATAGTTGAACCCGCCCATGCGCATAAACCCGGCCGTGGCTTGTGGCCCATTGGTGCCCGCCTGCGCAATCTGTTTGAGATGCACTCCTGCTACGGCCGAGACCGCCGCGGGGCCCGTGGGGCCGCTCAGGTAGAAGGAGAGCCGCTGACCCGCGAGGGTACTGGCAACCCGCGATGCGAGATTGCCATCCTTGAGCGCATCCAGACTGCCGATCATCTCATTGTATGTTGCCACAGTATTGGGAACGCGGCGCACAAAGCGACGCCCGATGGTGGAAACGCCGTCGAGGATCGCGATATGGGCATAATACCAGGCATAGTTGGAAAACGTGCCGTGCAATCCACCATTGCCGAAGACCACATGCGCAGGTTTTCCCTTGCCAGCGGTGTTTGCTGCCGTGGCTGTACTCTGCAGAACGCCATCGACGAAGAACTCGATGGTGATGTCGGCACCGACCGCCAACCGGACATCAATCCATTGCGGCTGGCCGCTGGTGGCAAAGTAGCTCGATGATCCCTGCTCGGTCGTGTCGCCATGGGCTTCGGCGTGATAGCGGTTGGTGCTACTCAGAGGCCGGACCCGAGCAATCAGGACATTGCTGGCGCTGAAAAAATCGAGGAAGGTTGCACCGGCTTCAGTGATGGTATGCGCATCACCGCTGGGCGGCACATAGCGAAAACCCAGCCAAAGATCACCAACAGGCGGGGCATGCGTGACCTTGAACGGCGCGTAAACGCTGCGTGCACCCGTGAACCTCAGCGCATTGACGTCAAGGGTTGCATCGAAGCCCGCGGTGACGGTGCTGAGATACCCCGAGATGCCGGAAATATCGGTGGGCTGATGGCCCAGATGCAGGATGTGTGTCATGTCAGTTCCACTTCGATATAGAGGGTTGCATGCGCAGCGGTGAACAAGCTGCTACCGCCTTGCTCAAGAAAGACAGTTGCGACGGCGTTGGAGAGGCGGCTGTCACCGCCAATGTCGATCCAGAGGTCTGACGCGGCAATGCCGAGATCCCGGTACCCGTCGGACTCGACGTAGGCATCGGCCTGATAGAGGAGCAGGTCCGGCTCTTCAAAGCCAAGCGCCTTGATGCCGGGCGGAACAGGGTAGCTGAACTGCGAGGGCAGCGAGCGCAGTGTGCCGCCATCGCCTGGATTGCGGCCTTGGATTTGCGGATAGAAGGCAGCGCTGCCACCGGCGGTCCACGTTGGGGCCCCGCTCACCGGATCGTCTCGCCAGATGCCGTTCTTGCCGATCCAGAGACTGGCGGCAGCAGGATCCAGCACGAACATCAGCACATCGCCTGCGCCATAGGGTGGTAAGCCGGTAATGCGCTGGGAAGACGCCGACGTGTCGGACGACCAAAGCGTGCCGTTGCCACGATAGCCGATCGACCCCAGCGTGATCGGATTGTTGCCGCTGTTGAACTCTTCGCGCTGCGCGGCCGCGGCGACGCCCATGTAGCCATCGAAACTTGCAGCACCACCTGATGCACAGAGCACTTCCCAATAGCGCCAGCCATCTGTGGGCAGGATGGCCTTCGTGGTCGGCACCCAACGGCGATAGTCGCTGCCGCCCGTTGTGTTGATAGCAGTCTGGTTGGTCTCGGTGAGTGTGTAACCCGGTGGTTGGCGCGTTGTGTCGAGTTGCCAGACAGAGCCGATATCGACCGGGGGTGCTGTATCGCCGCCTTGCGCCAGGATCGCTGCGCGCATCATCAGCAGGCTCATGCAACTGCCCCCGCCAGCGCGCCCTGGATGACCCACGCATCCGCACCGCGCTTCACCAGCGCTGTCCCCGACCATTGGCCATCGAGTGCGATCGATCCCTCGGTCACACCATTGAGCGAGACGCCCGGTGCCGCCGCGACAGTGGCGATCCCGGCACCGACCTGCGTCACGTTGATCAGCGTGCCGATCTCGAAGGGGATCTCGGCCTCGGGTGGGATTGTCACGGTGACGGCTGAGGAGCCTGTGGTCTCGAGGATGCTGCCCAGATCGACCATCTCCAAAGTATAGCTGCTGGCCGTCAGAGTGCGGATCGTCACGATGCCCGGGCGCGGCACAGAGGTCCAAGCCCCTGCGGTGAAGCGCACAAGCCGGCTCTCGTCAGTGATCCAGACCTGCCAGCCTTCCTGTGGGGTTAGGTAGACCCATGAAGGGGCACCGTCTACTTCGTCCCACAAAGCCAGCGCATTGGCATTGGCACCTGACGTGGCGGGCAAAATGGCGATCTGACCCTCGGTGCCGGAAGCGGGAAGTGCTGCGGTGCGTGAGGTGGCGCGCGCCTGCACCAGTGCCGAGAGGCGTCGCAGGTCTTCACTGACGCTGGTGCCCCAGTCGCGCTGGCCGGGATCATAGAAGGCGCGCAGCCCCAGCCCCGGCATGATCCGTTCCGGCATGCTCGTCCTCGCTTGTGTTCATAATGTTGGTGATAATGGTAACGGTGGCGCTGGCCGCGATTGCGGTCAGCTGCCCCAGAGAAAGCCCCAGCCGCGATCCCAACCGGCGGCGAAGGGCGCTGTTAGCCGATACCGGCGCGCCTCGCGGTCGGTGAGCCAGGCCCCTCCGACCAGCCGACGCGACCGGACGGCAATGTCGATCTCGGCAGTGCGTTCCGGCGCGCCTGTCTCAGGAATGTCGTCGAACGCCAGCGTCCAGTTGGTCCCGGTGCCTACGTCGATGACGATGCCGGGCGGCATGAGGGCCACGCCGGTGTCGGGATCAATCCACCGCACCTCGATCGCATAGCCGACACCCGGCTCTGGCCCGATGGAGCTGCCCGTATGATCGACGATCACTGGGCTGGTCTGGGTGAGGCGGTCACGATGGGCCCAGGTCAGGACGAGGTCATCGGCGATCAGCGCATCCACATCTGGCGCGTAGCTACCATTGGCTTGCACCCGCCCGGGTGGCAGGGCGCGGATCGCCCGCCTGTTCAGCATCACGCTGTCTTCCGGGGCCAGCGCAAAGGCCAGCGTGCCGCGCCCGGTCTCGGGCAGCAGCCGGACAGCCAGGGTTTCGCCCGCCGCCCAGCTTTCCTCAGTGATCCGCGCACCTTCGTCAAAGAAGACCACCGGCGTGCCTGCCGCATGCGCGCGTGGGACAGTATCGAGGCAGCCCCGGCCGACGGTGATGGCCGTGGAAGTGATGCCGTCGACGCGAACCAATTCGCCATTGATGCTGGCTAACGTACCGATGCCAACCTCGCCAATATCACGCCATCCGGTGACGGGGATGATGTGCGCTTCCGGGTCGTCCGACAGATCGGCCGCCAGCAGCGCCGTTGCCGCGAAGGCGACCACGCCCTCCTGCGCAGGGCCGGTGCCGGTGTCGATCCAGAGCTCGGCCGCCAGCGCGTCGGCGCTGGGACGTTCGCCGGTGGCAACCAGTGCGCCCGCGTCCGGATCCTCAGCGAGAATGCGGTCAGCCTCAGAGTGACCCAACTCGCGAACCAGCAGCCAATAAGGGGCCTCGATGACCATACGGCGCGTCAGCGCGCGTGGCGGTGCGGCGACGCCAGTGCCAGTCGGCATGCGCCCGCCCGCGATGGCGGTGGCCCCCAGTGCAAAAACGTCTTCGGCGAGCTTGAGCCGGATGCCATTGTCGCGCCCGTCGCCCTGACCGATCTCGGAGATGCGCATGACCACGTCGCCCAGCCCGAGGCGCGGCGCGCGTAGCCGGATCACATCGCCAGGCCCGAGGTCCGCGCCTTGCCGGTTCACCACGATCTCGCCCGACAAGAGCGGCACGGAAAGGGCCCGCAGATCGCGCTCGGCCACGCGGATCGCCAGTCCCTGATAGCGGATGCCAGGATAATCGAGCGTGGTCGCAATCACCTCACCCATAGCCTGCACCCGGGCCGTGTCGGTGACGCTGACAGCACCAACTTCATCGGTCCAGGCATCAGTGAAGCGTACAGTGACGCTATTGACGAGGTCCGAGGGCGCACGCCGCCCCAGCCGACCCCAGTCCACGACATTGGTGTCGTCGAAGAGAGGCAGCGTCGCGGCGGTGTAATCTGCCCGTATCAGCTTGAGCTCCCAGAGCCCGGTGCGCCGATCGATAAAGAGCGTCGCATCGATATGGTCCAGAACACTGCCGATGAACTCCTCAATTGAGCTGTCCTGCTGCCATATCAGCGAAAGGCCGAAGCCCTCGGTGTAAAGCCGGTCGGCGGCGGCTGTGAAGCTGGTGCCGATTTCGACGGTAGAATAGCCCAAACCCCAGTCTCGATTGGTCAGGCACTCCCGGATGATATGGGCCGGGTTCATGTCCGGGCCGTTCCCGAAGGCGCCGCGCAGCGAGGCGACCAGTGCGTCGGGGTTGCCGGGTGGGATCACCGGCACGCCGTCCACCGGCGTGTTGTCAATGCGCGCGGTGAAAGTGGTATTGGCCAGCGCGATGTTGAAGCCGAAGATGTCGGCGGGCGGCAGGGTGCGGATGATCGCCAGCGCTGCATCGACTGATGATACGGGTGCTGGTTCCCCATCAGTGACGAAGATCATGATCCGTCGTTTGGACCCACCACCGGCAAAAAAGGTCGCCGCTTGCGAAAAGGCCGCGTTAAAGCTGGTGCCGCCCGAGGTGCTGTTCGACAGCGCAAGCATCCAGGCCTCAAGGGCGGCATAATCGGCCGGATCCATGTTGCGGCGCTCGATGGCCCCCGCCACGCCTGCATTCCACAGCACGATGCGCATATCATTTGGCCGGTCAGGATCGACCCCCGCGCCGATCTCGCGGATCAGCGCCGCGACACCCGCCTTTTGTGCGCCCATACGGGTGCCCGACATCGAGCCTGAAACATCGAGTGCGATGTAGATCGCCGCATCCGAGATGTTGGCCTCGGGGACGATGGGGGCCTTTGATGGAGACCATTGCGCCGCCCCCGCCTCGCCGGTCAGCACCCGGGTCACGCGCAGCGCCCATGGCTTGAGATACGGGTTGATGCCGAGATAGACCTGTCGCAGCACGAGGCTGCACAGTCCGCGATAGCCGGGCACATCCCCGTTCATGCGCGCTGCCAGATAGTCGTTCTGCGCTTGATTGGGGCCACCCATGAGCACATCGACGTTGCCGACGATCCCGCCCTCGCGGCTCTCGCCACCAAAAAGGTCGGGCTTGTCGATCCGAATACGCCCGCCACTGGCGCCTGTGTTGCTGGCGGAGGTCGTTGCCTCAAACACTTCGACCGATTGGACTGGGAAACTCAGCGCCTCAGGCAGGACAGTCCATGAAGTGACGCCAGTCGCGGCATTGAATGCCACGCCCTGTAGCGTAATTGTCTGGCTGGAGCTATTCGCCAGCAGCAAGCGGTAGTCCCGACCAATGCGTACCCCTGCGCGTGTGCCTGGGAATGTGATTGCCGCCCCGGTGTCACCGGCGAGTGCTGCGCTGCATGCCATGCCCCCGACCATACCGATGCGCGTTTCCACAGCTGCGCCGCCGCCGGAGACACCGCCGCCGGTGGTCACCGACCAGGCGGTGCGGCGGTCGACAAGGATCTCGCGGATAGCATCGATTGGTCCATGGCAAAGCGCCATATGAAGCCCCAGCGAATACCGAAAGCCAACGGTTTGCGCCTTGCTACGCCCGCCCATCGCAGGTCTCCGTTGTTGCTGTCCGCGATGCCGCGATCTGGATCACCGGGTCCACCAGCGCGTCATTGGTTGCGCGCAACCGGTCAGCATCAATGCCGTAGGCGAGGAAATCCTGCCAATTGAGGCCATGCCTTTGAAACCACGGGCGCACGCCTGCGAGGCAATAGCGCGCATCGCGCAGGTCCTGGATTGTCACACGCGTCATTTCTTGCCGCCTTTTTTCTTGATGGGATCAACCCGCAAATCCCCGGCCCAGACCACATTGGGCCCGGTGATCAGCACGGTGCCGAAGATGACCGGGATAGGCCGTCCTTCTTCAGCGGTCGGCAGGCTGAAATCATCGAGCCCCGCGGCGAGAGGCTTTTCGACCTTGGGGCGCGGGCTCAGCGCATAGGAAATCGCAGAGAGCACCAGCCCGAGAACGAGCTGTGCGATGAAGTTCCAGACCATGAGGATGTGCCGTTTGCAGATTGCCGCCGCGGGAGCGCGTCAGACGATGGAGCCGCCACCGAAGGGGTTGCGGCCGGGGATCTCAGGAAAGCCGCCGAAGTTTGGCAGGTTGCCAAATTTGGCCGCGCATGTGCTGGAGCGCAGGTCGCAGCCGGGCGCGATGTCTGCCAGTACGGTCACATGCTCGCCCGTCTCCGGGTCGATCTCCGGCATGGCGAGCGCTGCGGCCAGTTCGGGCATCGGGCGCGAGAGCGTTATGGTCTCGGCTGAGTGGCCATTAATGAACCCGAGTTGCGTTCCGAACCGCAACACTCCGCCGCGGTACCAGCCGCTCGGCTCAGCCGCCGCCTCCGGGATCGTCATTGTCAGCCCGCCGCCTGTTGCGGTTGTCACCGTGCCGGTCAGCCAGGAAAGCGCGATGTCCAGTCCACAGCCCCTTCCGTAGAGTGCATGGCGGCAGAGGCGCTGGTATTTCGCCCGTACGCCTGCGCGGGGCAGCGTACTGAAGATCGACTCGGCTTGCAGCAGGATGCGTTGACCTTCGACCTCAGCGCCCACCACGCGGCCCTTCCAATGTGCAACCGTCTCGCCCAGCACCTGCTCGTGGCCGCGAAAGATCGTCAGCGTGACCGGTGTGTTGCCCATAGGTGCGAGATACCGCCGCGCGAAGGGATGCGACATGGGCCAGGTCAGTTCCAGCCGCCCGCGTTCGATCTCACTTGTCTGCACCACATCACCATGGGCCACAGCGGCGGGCTCCCATGTAATTTCGGTCCCTCCGCTGCCCGCGCTGGTCCAGGTTGTGGCCCTGCTGGTGAAACGCCAAACCTGATCGCCTTCGACAAACTGGTACAGGAAATACGGACGGCCCTCGGCGGGAGAGGTCTCGATGCTGGTATAGGTCATGGGGCACACTCAGTTGTTGCAGCGAACCCTTGGCGTGAATACCGCCCGCTTTTGGGCGGTGTTTCACGAAAAGGTCTCAGCCCAGATATCTTCTGGTGTTTTCGGTGTTGAAATTCGTCCAGACCGCTTGGTTGCGCGCCCATTCGTGTAGATGCGCTTCGAACTGCTTTCGAAGGAGATCATCATCCAGCGAAGGATCAGCAGAGATCAGAAATGCCTCAAGCCCATCAGCGCCATATTCGCGCGCATAATCTGGTAGAATGCCTCGTCTGTCTATGTCTCGGTCCGTTCCCGCCTTCATCCCACGGTACCAGCGTAAAGCGCCCCTGTGCCTAATGAAGATGTTTCTTGATTGGCCGATACGGATACCTCGGACAGGCCACAGAACCTCGACGTAAATCCCGGCGAAGCGCGGCAGTTCAGTCCCCTGACCCCGTTGCCAGTTCATGTTGAAGGATATCCGGTCGAGAAATTTTTCGATCATTTAGTTATTCTTTGTAGGCCATGGGTCGCTTCGTGAGGCCGCGCGTGCAATTTCGGCGTAACGCGCAAAGCATTGATAGGGTCGAGGGTCTTTCGTTTGACCAACAGTGCCACGCTGCAATTTTCGACGTCAAGGTTCATTCCTTGATCTCCACCGCGGAGAGGTTTACCTCGCTCGCCACAGCGCCATGCTGTATCTCAACCCGGTCTGCATCCGACCGCATGACGGTCAGGAAGTGTACCTTCGTTCCTAACTGGGCTGGCTCGCCAAGGTTTGACGACAACGTCAGCTGGTGATCCGCGCCATCGGCAATGGCCGCGGTGATCGTCCGGAAACGCAACGCCCCGGGCATTTCCAACATGATCCGGCGGCCGATATAAGCATCAAATGATGCGACCGGTGCCACGCGCATCAGGGCTGCCCCCGACGTCATGGCGGCGCGCAGCTGCATTTCCCGCCCCCAAGTCGGCAGCCAGAAGCTCGCCAGGCGTCCGCGCAGAGACCAGAGCCAGCGGCGCAGGGAGTAGCGTGCGGTCGGGCCTTGCGCCTTCAGCGTGATCGTCTCACTGCGTTCGAAGACATCGCGCATCGGCTCCACCACGACAGGGCCGAAGCCGTTGTC